CAGTTCAAGTGACGCAGTAGCAAACAACATGACTGTACAATACGAAACTGTATGGTATGCAAGAGGACCAGTTAAAGATGGTTCGGCTCCTAAGAGCTTTGGTAGTGCTAGTGGACATTACGATCAAGTACCAAGTCCTAATTCATTAGGCGGTGGCGGAACTAGTAGTGTGTTTGGTGTTGGTGGTATTGCAGGTGGCGTTGCTGATGTGTTTGGAGATATTAGTAGTGGAGCGGCATTTAGCAGTCCAACAAACTTTTTAGGTACAGTATTAAAAGCAACTAGCATAACACAGAATGCTAAGAGTTTAGGTAAAGAAGGATTACGTCAAGAAGGATTTGGAATACTAAAAGACCAAATTGGTAAAGCAACTGGCATTGATGTTAGTGGCGTGGCAAATGTTGCATTTCCTAAGTCAGGTGGCTCGGGTGGTAACTTTAGTACTATTGCTACAGTTGCAGGCTTAACAACACTAGCCGGAGTTGCTACTGGTAAAATTGGTAATCCACTAAGTAGTGTTACTAACTTCTTAAAAGGAAATCCAGGAGCGGCTGACTCAGTAGCTAAAAGTACTTTCTTTAAGAAGGAACATATTAATAATGGCGGATCACCATTACCTGAGATTATTAGTGCGGCTTATGAAGCACAAACGTTTGAAGATAAAAAAGCGGCAAGAGAAAAAGCTATTTCAAACGCTAACGGCAACACAATGTTTACATAGGATTAATTTATGGGCGAGAACACATCAACTAACAATAATAGTACACCAACTAACTTGTATGGTAACCTTCCAGTTAAGGCAGGTGATAGTGCGACTAAAGTAAAACAATTCTTTAATCAATATTATTCAGAACCATTTGAATTTTCAAGTAACGAAGTTGATGCAACAGTAGCTTTCTTTACTAAAAGAGGCTTTGATGAAGTTAGTGCTAATAGTGTTGCAACTATTGTTATGCAACAAGCAAAAATTGATAATGTAAAAATATTTGAACTAATAGATACGCTTGGCGGATTTGACCAAGTACAATTAAGTACAGTAATTACAGAAATTTTAAATTACAACAGATCAAAAATCAGTACACTAGGTTACAAAGTAGACCAAGCAACTAATAAATTAGAAACTAGAAACATAGTGGTATAATGCTATGGGTAAGTTTGCTCAGGGTCGGTATACATTAAAGTACCCCGAAAAATACTTAGGTACAAAAACACCTTTATATAGAAGTAGTTGGGAATTTGCATTTATGAAATTCTGCGATGAAAGTCCTAGTGTTAGTAAATGGGCAAGTGAAAGTGTTAAGATACCATATAGAAATCCACTAACAGGTAAGCATACAGTTTATGTACCAGATTTCTTAATACAGTACAGCGATAAAAACGGTAGACCGCATGTTGAACTAATTGAAGTTAAGCCTGATAATCAAACTATGAAAGAGAATGTTGGGCGTGATAAATGGCGTCAAGCACAGTATATCCAAAATGTTGCTAAATGGGAAGCCGCTAGAGCATGGTGTAAACAGAAGAAAATCTTCTTTAGAGTTATAACCGAAAAAGACATTTTTCACTCAGGCAAGAGAAAATAGGATAAATAATAGTAGCATATAATGGAAAACCAGAATGACTAAGAAACTAGAAGAATTACTTAATTTACCTGAAAGCCAGGAAATTATTAAAGAAGAGCAATCAAAGTCTAATGATGTTGTCAAAGCAGATCAACAAGAGGACTTTAGAGACATTGCTGAACTTGATAAAATTACTGCGGCATTACCAGCTGTAAAAGGACTAGGTGAATTAGCAGATAAAGAACTCAACGCTATTGCAGATAAGGCTACTACAGCTTATGATGACCTAATGGATTTGGGTATGAATGTGGAGAGTAGATACAGTGGTAGAGTTTTTGAAGTGGCTGGAGGAATGCTTAAAACGGCACTTGATGCCAAAGTTGCTAAACTAGATAAAAAATTAAAAATGATTGACTTGCAACTTAAGAAAGAAAAGCAAGATAAAGACAGCGGATATGAAGATTCTGGGCTTGTAAATGGCGAAGGATACGTAGTTACTGACCGTAACAGTTTGCTTGAGAAATTGAAAAACATGGATAAATAAACATATAAGGAACTGATATGAAGACATTTGCAGAATATTTAACAGAGTCTAAAAAGACTTATAAATTTAAAATTGGTATCGCAGGCGAACTACCTGAAGGTTGCATGGACACTATGGAACAGTCACTTCAGAAGTTTGGTTGTATGAATTTAACAAGTTGTAAGCGTACACCGATAAGTGAACGTCCGTTAGATTTTCCACAGTTACAAAACATGGAAGTTAACTATTGCGAATGTGAATTAGCATATCCTACTATTGCACCTGTGTTAGCAGAATACTTAACACAGTCATGTGGGTTACCAACATCACACTTAATTGTAAGAAACTTAGATGCTCCACAAGAGGAATACCAAGATCAAGAATACAATAAAGTTTATGAGCCAGCACTAGGTAGCGACTTACCAGAATCAGATCCAGCAGTTCATAAGCAAGTAACAGGCGAAAGAGTTATGGGCTTACTAGCAGAGCTAGAACAAGCACGTAAAGAAAGAGAGAATGATCCAATAGGAAGCATTCAACCAAACAAAGAACAAATTCAAGATATGGGCGAACCACAAAGCAAAAGCCCAATGGGGAGCAAATAATATGAAACTAGAAGACATTTATAAAAAAATTGATGACCTTAACGAAGCGGCATCAATGAATATTTCATTAACAGGTGATAGTCCACAAGAAGTAGGTGAACTATTTAAAGTATTAGGTGACAAAGATCTTAATCCAGATCCAAAGCCAATGCCAAGTTTAGGTATGCGTGGTGACATTGAGAAGTCAATGGACATTATGAAAAAGATGGACGGTCCAAAAGATGGTCCAATGCCAATGCCAAGTGACATGCCAAAAAAACTTACAATGCAAGATGAGCCTGCATCAGAAGACTATGCTAACAGTCCAGATGAACAACATCAAGACACAAAGTTTATGACTAAAGACTTAGCAGGTGGACTTAACAAAGAAAAGAAATCATATCCAAAAGTAGCAGGTGGTGATAATCCAATGGCACTTGAAGATAAGATTAAAGAAGAATTAAAAGCTAAGTTTGCTGAAAAGTTTGGCGAAGCAAAAGAAGATAGTTTCGACGAAGCTGGTTGTAAAAAAGAAATGAAAAGACTTGACGCAAGTGGATGTGCAAAGAATGAAATGTATAAAAAAATTAATGCACAATACGAATGTGGTAAAGAAAAATTCGAAAAATTATACGCAAGTAGTTGCGGTAACCACTAAATAGCAGTCTAAGTAAGAATAATAATAATAAACGTCACAACAACATTCAATACCCGCTCCGGCGGGTATTTTTTTGAGTAAATAATAGTATGGCAACAAAGAGTTTAGACGGTGTCTTAACAAAAAAGGCACATACCAGAGATACATATACTGAGGCGCAGATTGACGACTTAAAGAAATGCATGGATCCAAAAGATGGATACTTGTACTTTGCTCGTAAGTTTGCGTTTATTCAGCACCCTGTAAAAGGTAAATTATTATTTGATCCATTTGGATATCAAGTACGTTTACTGCAAAGTTATCACGACTTCCGTTTTAACATTAATATGTTACCAAGACAAACTGGTAAAACTACTACTGCCGCAATTTACTTGTGTTGGTATGCAATGTTTCATCCAGATCAAACAATACTAATTGCCGCACACAAATATACAGGTGCTCAAGAAATTATGCAACGTATTAGATACGTGTATGAAATGTGTGCTGATCATATTAGAGCAGGAGTAACAAACTACAACAAAGGCTCAATGGAATTTGAGAATGGAAGTAGAATTGTTAGTGCTACTACAACAGGAAATACAGGACGTGGTATGTCCATATCATTACTATACTGTGATGAGTTTGCATTTGTTAATCCTAACATCGCAGAAGAATTTTGGACATCAATATCACCTACACTAGCAACAGGTGGTCGTGCTATTATTACAAGTACACCTAACTCAGACGAAGATACATTTGCTATCATTTGGAAAGAGTCTGCAGACAAGTTTGATGAACATGGCAATGAAGCAGATATTGGTAAGAACGGCTTCCATGGATTTACGTGTAGTTGGGACGAACATCCTGACAGAGATGAAGAATGGAAGAAGAATGAAATTGGTCGTATTGGTGAAGAAAAGTTTAGACGTGAGTATGGTTGCGAATTCTTAATCTATGATGAAACACTTATTAATAGTATTAAGTTAGCATCAATGGAAGGTGCAGATCCAATACTTAATATGGGTCAAACACGTTGGTACGGCAAACCAACAGGTGATAACAACTATGTTGTTGCCCTTGATCCTAGTATGGGTACTGGAGGCGACTTTGCCGCAATACAAGTATTTGAAGTACCAAGCTATAAGCAAATAGCAGAATGGCGACATAACGAAACTGCTATACCAGGACAGATTAGAGTATTAAAAGATATATGTGATTACATTAAAGAGCAATGTAATAACAACGGATCAAATATATATTGGAGTGTAGAGAACAATAGTATTGGAGAAGGTGCATTAATTGTTATTAGAGATCTTGGAGAAGAGAATATACCAGGGTTACTTACAAGTGAACCTATGCGTAAAGGACATGTACGTAAGTTCCGTAAAGGATTTAACACAACACACAGTACCAAAATTAGTGCTTGTAGTCGATTAAAGACTATGATTGAAAATGATAAACTACAAGTAAACAGCAAAGTACTACTATCAGAGCTTAAAGGATTTGTAGCAAGTGGTAGTAGTTATAAAGCAAAACCCGGAGAAACGGACGATTTAGTTAGTGCAACATTACTAAGTATGCGTATAATCGCAGTATTAAAAGACTGGGATCCTAGAGTATATGAATCGTTTAATCAGGCAGAATCAGCGGAAGATTACGAGCCGCCCATGCCTATATTCGTTTCGACTAATATGAGATAAATATTAACATGAGCAACATGGAACCTATATCAGAAAAATTATTTGCTAAAATTAGAGGCAGATTTGAGTCAGTAACAATCGGAGACGAGCAAGGTGCTGTAACAGATGAGCCAAGACTAGCAAAGTACTTTGATTTTGATTACAAAGAAGGTGCAAACGTACTTGGAAAAGTTAGTATCACGCTAGACGAAAAGTCAGGTGTTACTGTATTGTTTAATCAAGACTTTATGGCAGAAGCCGGAGAAGCTGAAAAGAACAATTGGTATAACTTTTTAAAAGAGCTACGTATTTTTTCTAAAAAACATATGTTGAATTTTGATACAAGAGATATTACAAAAAGTAATCTAGACAAAAGAGATTACGCACACTTAACAAAAACTGCCGGAGAAACACAAATGAGTGAGTCAAAAATGTACGGTACTAGTAGAACAAGTTTCGAAAATATCGATACTGCTCGTTTAGTACTCAAGCACACGAAGCCAGTGAACCAAGAAGTTCCTGGGTCAAGAACACAAAACGTACACAGTATGTATATTGAAAGTGAAGCTGGAGAAAGATTTAAATATCCATTCAGACACTTAAATGGTGCTAGAGCAATGGCACGCCACGTAGCAGAAGGTGGTAACCAGTACGATGATTTTGGTAAACACATTGTTGAGATGTCAACAGAATTAAACAAACTACGTAAGTTCAAAACTTACATGAACCGTTCAAGCGTAATGGCAGAAGGCTTAAAAGGTTACATGGAAGCTGTAGATGTAAGATTAGAAAACATCAAAACAGAAGTAATGAAACTACAACGTAGTAACTATTACAAAGAAGCATTTGCAAACTTTGCTCCTGTAGTAAATGAAAATGTTCCAGAAGATGTTGCAGAAAATTGGATTGACCAATTAACTATTAGAACATTTAATGAAGAATTAAAAGATGTATTTCCTTACGTATACAGATTAGTAAGTGAAGTAACAACTGCATCTGAAACAACTCCGGAAGATTTATTAGGTGAAGGCACTATGATTGGCGGACTAATGAAACATGATGGTCAGTCAGAAGGTGAATACGAAGACGCAGTAGCAAAATATAAAGAGTTTATGTCTCAGAAGCGTCCACCAAGTGAAGAAGTAACTACTATGGTTCAAGGTTTTATATTTGACGATGAATTATTAGATAGCTTAGGTGATGCTGAAGAAGGCGATGATGTACTTGATGTTAGACCTATTGTTCAAAGCAGACTAGAAGATTTCTTTGGTCCAGACTTTGATATAGATAACATTGGTGAAGAAGCAGAAGTACAAACTCCAGAAATGGAATTTGAGAGGGCATTAGATCTAATCGTAGGAGAGGAAGACAATGCATTAATTGACGGTGACGAAGAAGCACAAGCGGCCGCGGTTAAACAAATTAATGGCTTAATGGCTCAACATTTTCCTGCCGGGGTTAACGGCACGAATGCAATTGAAAGCATGAAGGGCGTTATAGATGACCCAATGCTACTAGACATGTTCAAGAAAGTTGGACAAAAAGATGCAGATACATGCGTCCGTCCATTAGTAATGAAATATTTAAAAGGAAAGAATTCCGATATAATGAATCAAATTGACACAGGTGATTTAGCATCTGAGTCAGATGATGACAATGTACCATCAAAAAAAGCAGGTGATCCAACAACAGACTTTACAAAATGGTTAAAGAAAAATCATAACAAAGGTCCAAGAGATTTAACAGGCGACGAATATACTAAGCATAGCAAGGCTTTTCAAGCACAAAAGAAAGCAAAAGAAGCAGATGATACTATGGATGTAAAAATTGGTCCAGATGGTAGTATACAAAAGGCAGACTTAGCTGAACCAGAAGATACTAGATCAGCAGGTGAGAAGTTAGAAGAACTAGTCAAAAGTTATTACGACTACACAACTAACAACTTTCCAAAAGGCGAACAGGCAGTAGTAACTGCATGTGAAAAAGAATTTGGTGAAGAAAGCGTACCAGTAGCTGAAAAAATGATTGCAAGATTGATGCAAGGTAAAGATAGTGAGATGGAAAGAATCAAATCACTAGCAGGCATTAATAACTAAGAATCACTTTTTTGGCAACCTTGTGGTTGACTTTACTAAGTAACTGTAGTAGTATATAACATGTGCTACTACTTTAAAAGGCACAGCGGAATTGTTCCGCACTAAAGCACATAGGCTTAAAACTTATAGGAGGCAATAACTATGGCAACATTAGCAGAGATCAGAGCTAAACTTAAAGAGCAAGAATCACGCACAGGTGGTTCAGACAACAGAAGCGGCGGCGACAACGCAATTTACCCATTTTGGAATTTGAAGGAAGGTCAGACAAGCACAGTCAGATTCTTACCTGATGGTGACGAAAACAATACATTTTTCTGGCAGGAACGTTTAATGATTAAACTTCCATTTGCTGGAATCAAAGGCGAGACAGACTCTCGTCCAGTACAGGTACAAGTACCATGTATGGAAATGTATGGGGAAACTTGTCCAGTACTTTCAGAAGTACGTGGATGGTTTAAAGATCCAAAGTTAGAGGATATGGGTCGTAAGTATTGGAAGAAGCGTTCATACGTATTCCAAGGCTTTGTGACTGATAACCAAATTGCAGAGGATCAAACTCCGGAAAACCCAATCAGACGTTTTATAATTGGACCACAAATCTTCCAAATCATTAAGGGAGCATTAATGGATCCAGATATGAACGAACTACCTACAGACTACACAGCAGGTGTAGACTTTAGAATCGCTAAAACATCCAAAGGTGGATATGCTGATTACTCAACATCAAACTGGGCTCGTAGAGAGCGTCCATTAGATGAGTCAGAGTATAAGGCTATTGAAGACCACGGCTTGTTTAACATGAGCGACTACTTGCCTAAGAAACCTGAAGCAGTAGCAGTTGAAGTTATCAAGAAAATGTTTGAAGCGTCAGTAGATGGTGAAGCATACGACATGGAAGCATTTGGTCAATACTTTAGACCAGCAGGCGTAAGAGCGGCAACTGGCGATCCAGTTAAAGCAACTACACCAACACCGGCTCCAGCGGCACCAGCAACAGGAATGACAGCAGAGGCTCCAGTAGCTGATGCAGTAGCACCTGCGGCAACTGAAGCGGCAGGCGATGGCAACAAAGCAGAAGACATCCTAGCGATGATCAGAAGCCGCCAAAGCTAGTTTAAAACTGAGTGGGTGTAGCTCTAAGCTACACCCTATTCAGACAATCTGATAAGGAGATACAATGGCTAATAAAGCATTTGACGTTTCTAAGTTTCGTAAAAACTTAACTAAATCAATCTCGGGTATGAGTAGTGGATTTAACGATCCAACTGATTGGATTAGTACAGGTAACTATGCCCTAAACTATCTTATTAGTGGTGACTTTCACAAAGGTGTTCCGCTAGGTAAGGTAACTGTTTTTGCAGGAGAATCTGGTGCAGGTAAATCGTATATCTGTGCAGGTAACATTGTAAAGGCGGCACAAGAACAAGGTATCTTTGTAGTTCTAATTGACTCAGAGAATGCACTTGATGAAAGTTGGTTACAAGCTCTTGATGTTGACACATCAGAAGAAAAACTATTAAAACTTAACATGAGCATGATCGATGACGTTGCTAAAACTATTTCAACGTTCATGGCAGACTATAAAGCAATGGATGAGGAAGAACGTCCTAAGATATTGTTTGTAGTTGACTCACTTGGTATGCTACTAACACCTACAGATGTTGATCAGTTTAACAAGGGTGACATGAAAGGTGATATGGGTCGTAAGCCTAAAGCACTAACTTCATTGGTTCGTAATACTGTTAACATGATTGGTAGTTGTAATGTAGGCTTAGTTTGTACTAACCATACATATGCATCACAAGATATGTTTGATCCAGATGACAAGATCAGTGGTGGACAAGGCTTTATCTATGCATCAAGTATTGTTGTTGCAATGAAAAAGTTGAAGCTAAAAGAAGACCTTGACGGTAATAAAATTAGCGAAGTACGTGGTATTAGAGCAGGTTGTAAAGTAATGAAAACTCGTTATGCAAAACCTTTCGAAGGCGTACAAGTTAAGATTCCTTATGAAACAGGTATGAATCCATACAGTGGATTGGTTGACTTGTTTGAGAAAAAAGGATTGCTTGTCAAAGACGGTAACAGACTAAGGTATACTGATTCTAAAGGCGAAGAAAGAAAAGAATATCGTAAAGTGTGGGAAGCAGGCGGTGACGCTCTTGACACAATTATGATGGACTGGTCTAACATCGCTGAAGCAGTAGATCAAGTTGAAGAAGCCGTAGTCGAAACTGACGAGGTAGAAGTTGCTAATAGCTAACTACTTTTTGTATAAGTAGCAGTAATAAAACTAAGGAGAATAAATTGGAATCAGGTTCAACAGTTATAGAAGTTTGGCAAGTGTTTAAAGAGTATCTTGATAAGAAACATATAGAAACTATTGCTGAAAAGTATGTTGATCTATGTGCTGACTTGGGTACAAGCGATGAAGCATTCAGAGATGCATTAGGTTCAGATAATAACTTAGATAAAGCTATTGGATACTTTCTCGAAGAGGAAGTAGACGAAGACTCTTACGACGACGAGGAAAACTACTAATGGGATGGTATTCTGATATTGCTAGAGACATTAGCAACATTCCAAAAGCTATTGCACATTACGAAAGTGAATTGCAAGAAGCAAGAATGGAATGTAAAATAAAAGGTAATGTTGAACGAGCTTCGGCATCAATGCCGGGTATAGTTGAACAACGTTTCAACCAATTACAAGAGCTAGAAGCAATATTAGAATACCTGAACATCGAGTTGCGTCGGTTACGTAGTAGCTTTTTTAGAAAATATTTAGAAAGCTATGCTCGTGCATTGTCGAGTAGAGATGTAGAAAAATACGTAGACGGTGAATCAGACGTTGTTGATTACGAAAAGATTATCAATGAGTTTGCACTTATGCGTAATAAATGGTTAGGCGTTTGTAAGGGCTTAGATCAAAAACAATGGCAACTTACAAATATTGTTAAATTAAGAGTAGCTGGCATGGAAGATGCTAGTATATAACAAAGGAATAAATTAGAATATGAGTTACCAATTACCAGGTGAAAAGAAAATAATTGAAAAGTGGGATAAGATTCCAGGAAACATCACTTTCGTTTTACGTGAAGGAGATGAAGTTGGTGACGACGGCGGTTGTGCCATTGGAGGATGTTGGGTAAAGAAAACTAGTGCAGATCTTTTTGCAAATAAAAAAGTTGTTATCTTTGGTTTACCCGGAGCATTTACACCAACGTGTAGCTCACAACAATTACCAACATACGAAAAAATGTATGACGAATTCAAAGCACAAGGCGTAGATGAAATATATTGTGTAAGTGTTAACGATGCATTTGTAATGAACGCATGGGCTAAAGAACTAGGATGTACTAAAGTTAAATTACTAGCAGATGGTAATGCAGACTTTACACATGCTATTGGTATGCTTTGTGATAAAACACATTTAGGCTTTGCAAACAGATCATGGAGATATGCAATGTATATCGACAACATGACTGTTAATGAAAGTTTCATTGAACCAGGTTACAACAATGATGGATCAGATCAAGATCCGTATGTTGAGTCAACACCTGAAAATGTAATCCAGTATATCGAAACACTAAACCGATAAAGTTTAAATACTAGTATGATAAACGTACTAGTGACAGGTGGGTTCGATCCCTTACATTCCGGCCATATTGAATACTTCAAGGCCGCAAAACAATTAGGTGATAGACTAATTGTTGCAGTAAACTCAGATGAATGGCTGACTCGAAAAAAGGGTCGGCCTTTCATGTCCTTTAAAGAAAGACTTGCAATCATAAAAGAACTTACTATTGTAGACAAAGTTATAGGCTTTGACGATAGTGACGACTCGGCGTGTCATGCAATATTCCATACCATGTCAACATCAAGTGGCAAAGTTGTTTTTGCTAACGGTGGCGATAGAACAAATACAACAACTCCAGAATACAAAATATACGGAGACCATCCACAAGTAGATTTTGAATTTGGTGTAGGTGGAGAAAACAAAATGAATAGTAGCAGTTGGATACTAGACGAATGGAAAACACAAAAGACAGAACGTGATTGGGGTTATTGGCGTGTACTAGATGACAAGCCCGAACAGGGTTACAAAGTAAAAGAGCTTGTAATATATCCAGGCAAAAGTCTAAGTGACCAAAAACATTATAAACGTTCAGAGCAATGGAACATTCTTGAAGGCGAAGTTAAAATGGTAACCGAATGGGAAGGCAGACAAGAGATTGTTTACTTAAAGCCTCAAGGTATGCCATATGAAATTAATAAAGAAGTTTGGCACTTACCTAGCAATCCTGGAAAAGTAAATGCACATATACTAGAAATACAACGTGGTGAACAATGCGTTGAAGAAGATATTGAAAGACGTAACAGACCGGAGTGGTACGAAGGATCGCCGGTATAGTATGACAGCAACTTTCATGCCAAACAAAAAAGAGCTTCGTATAGTAGAAGAAGTTGCTCCGTATACAATGACAAGCGGAAAACGTATAACGCAGACTATACGGGCTGTAAGAGACCTCGATGCTAATAATATTACAGGTGATATAGTTGAGTGCGGAGTATGGAAAGGCGGACAAGTTATTAGTGCTTGGTTAGCTAATGAGAAAACAAAAAGAAACTTTTGGTTATACGATACATTTGAAGGTATGACAAAACCAACTGTACACGATCATAAAGTAAATGCACGAAACGAAGTACATCATGCACGGTTCAGTAGCAAAGCAAAGAACGGATTTGATCAGTGGTGCAGAGCAGAAATTGAAGAAGTTAGTACTAATGTATTCAACTATATTCCTCGACATCAATGTAATTTTATTAAAGGTCCTGTTGAACAAACACTATTAGATAAGAATAATTTACCAAAAAATATTGCCTTATTACGCTTAGATACTGACTGGTATGAAAGTACATTGCAAGAAATAATGGTACTATATCCTCTATTAAATGTAGGTGGCTATATGATTTTAGACGACTACAATGGTTGGCGTGGGTGTAAAAAAGCCTTTCATGAGGTGTTTGGTGACACTCAGGAGATACATACTATTGATAGAACCGCAGTATATGTTAGGAAGACTAAAGCATGAATAAAGTATTTGTAGGATATGATCCCAGAGAAGATATAGCATACCAAGTATGTAAACACAGTATTGAAACGCAATGCAAGAATGTAAGTGTACACCCACTTAAACAAAGTGAATTACGAAGTGCAGGTTGGTACAAGCGACCTGAAGATAAACTAGCAAGTACTGAATTTACATTTACAAGATTCCTAGTACCAGAGCTTACTAACTTTAAAGGTTGGGCATTGTTTATGGATTGCGACATGATCTTGCAAACAGATATACAAGAATTATTTGATCAAGCAGACGACAAGTATGCTGTTATGTGTGTTAAACACGAGTACGAAGTACACGAAGGCATTAAGATGGACGGACAAAAACAAACAGTTTATCCACGTAAGAATTGGTCAAGTGTAATGCTGTTCAACTGCGGACATCCACAAAACGCTAGACTTACACAAGACATGATAAACGATAAAGAATTAAACGGAGCATATTTCCACAGATTTAGTTGGCTTGAAGATGACGCAGTACTTGGCGAATTAGATCACACATGGAACTATCTAGTAGGTGTGTATAATGATATTGAAAAGCCTAAACTTATTCATTATACAGAAGGTGGTCCTTGGTTTGAAAATTATAGAGATTGTGAATTTGCTCAAGAATGGAAAGACAATTTATATCAAATGATGGAAAGATAATATGAGTGAAAACAATACAGGCGAATGGGATACCAGAGTGATTAGACCACATTTAAAAGAAATGATCGATAGGATCTTACACAGCGTTGCAGTAGGCGAACAAAGGTTTGCAGTAGAAGCAGTTTCAGAAGTTTTTCAAGAAGTAAAAAATCCTCCAGTAATATGTGTAGACAGCGGAATTAAAAAAGTAGAAAAGAAAGTTAAAGGTTCATTTGGACTTATTGATTCTTTTGTAATGGGTATGGCACTAGGTAGTGGAGGCAAGTACATTCGTGCTGACGATGTTGACTGGGACGATGATACTCCATTGTTAGTTAGAGGACTTGGTAAACAAAAACTAATCAAGATGTGTATTGAACGTGGTAGAGATTTTTACTTTATGGACACAGGATATGTGGGCAACAATCCAAGTACACGTAACCCTAACGGTAAAAAGACTTATCATAGAATTGTAAAAAATGCATTACAAAACTTGCACATGCCTGATAGAGAGCAACCAACATCAGACAAATGGTATGGTGGCGGACGTTGGAATTCATTAGCTATTCCATTTAAAGATATTACACCAGGACGTAAAATATTAGTAGTACCACCAAGTGAAAAGGTAATGAAATACTTTGGTGAAGACTTAGACAAATGGATTGAACAAACTATTGCTACTATTAGAAAGAACACATCAAGACCTGTACAGCTACGTAAGAAGCCAAGCAGAGAAGATCGTGTTAGTGTTAATACAATGGAACAAGCACTTGCAGATGATGTTCATTGTTTAGTAACATACAACAGTATTGCCGCACTTGAAGCAATGATATACGGTAAACCAGCTGTAGTGCTAGGACCAAATTGTGCTCAAGATGTTTGCGAAACTAGTTTAAAAAGAATTGAATTTGCTGAGCATCCAGGGAGGAAACAGTTAACTTATTTGTGTAGATATCTAGCTAATAACCAATTTACATATGACGAAATGTTAAGTGGTTACGCCTGGAGCATAGTAAAATGAGAGTCATAGGCTATACCAAAGTTATACCACCTGGGAACAAAGGTAAGTTGCCTAAGCCAGGCAGACCAATTAAACCCAATCACAAATTGGACATTATCAAAAATTTTATATCAGGAGTCAGGGTGTCGGGTGACAATGGGCTGGTATATGATGGATTTGATACAATGCAATGTGATGTAGCTGTTATGCAAGGCTTTATGCACGAAGACAGTCAAGCAGTACCACACATTAACTTACGCAGAAGTATTGCAAGTAACACAGCTAACAAACGTTTTATTACAGCAGATAGTAACTTATTTTTATACAAAGCAAAACAAAATGAACCACATCATTACTTGCGTTATAGTTATGATGGAGTGTTTGCTAACACCGCAGAGTATTGCAATGAAGAGCCAGGCGATACACAATGGGAAAAGATACAACGTGACTTAGGTGTTAAACTAAAGCCATGGGACTATAATAACAGAGATAATATTTTATTATGCTTACAACGTAATGGCGGTTGGAGCATGAAAGGTAAAGATGTTGTTACTTGGGCTAATACTAAAATTGCAGAGATTAGACAGCACACAACTAGACCTATTATTATTAGACCACACCCAGGAGATAAAAAAGCACCTGAGTATGTAAAAAGAATTACAGGCGACAACATTAGAATTAGTTTTCAACCAGACATTGCACAAGACTTGGCAACTGCACATTGTTCTATTGTGTACAACAGTAGTCCTGGTGTAGCTAGTATTATAGAAGGTGTTCCTGTTATATGCGAAGATTGGCAAGCAAGTCAAGTACAAGAAGTATGTTTTCAAAGAATAGATGCATTGGCAAAATTAAGACCGTTTGATAGAGAAAAATGGATTAGAAAAATATCACAATGCCATTGGAGTTTTGCAGACTTAAGAAGTGGCGAAGCATGGGAATGGATGAGGAGATACGTAAAATGAGAATAAAATGTATAACAACATTTCATCAACCAGGGTTAGAAGAATACGGACAACGTCTTATTGATAGTTGGGCTAAGAATGTACACCCGGCAGTGAAGCTAGTAGTATATGCAGAAGATTGTATTCCTGTTGTACCACCAGGTGCAAACATTCATGTTGTAAATGCTAAAGAAGTATTGCCAAAACTTAATGCGTTTAAAGAAAGACACAAAGACGATCCAAAAGCAAATGGTATATGTCCGTGGCCTGCTAGACGTCCAAGAGATCATCATAAGAAGTTTAAGTGGGACGCAGTACGTTTTGCAAACAAAACATATGCAGTATTTGAAGCCGCAAAGGATCCTGATACAGATATTTTAGTTTGGGTAGACGGCGATACGTATGTACACAGTCCTATTACTTACGGACAATTTAGAAATTTAATACCTGCATCACAATGGTTACACTACTTAGGTAGAAATAAAAAATGGCCTGAGTGCGGGTGGTACGGACTTACACTTAGAACTCCAGGGTGCGATGCATTCCTAAAAGAGTTTGAAAGAGTTTACGAAGAAGCTGATGACGGAATCTTTAAGATGGAAGAATGGCATGACAGTTATGTGTTTGACCAAGTCCTAAAGAAGATTAGAATAGAACACAAAAACATTAAAGACTTCAGTGGACATCTTGTAAACGGAGAAGGTCATCCGTTAATTAATTGCGAACTTGGCGCATTCTTCGATCATCTTAAAGGTGTAAGAAAGCAAGAAGGTAGAAGTCGAAAGAAAGACTTACTACAGCCAAGGAGCGAGTCATATTGGAATGAAGTTTAGTTTATTTACAGATTATGGTGCACAGAATAGTAAACCAGTGTTTGACGCTTTTGCAACTAGTTTGTCTAACGCTGGCCATACCGTTACTCTTAATGACTGGAATTGTGATGTTGCTGTTATTTGGAGTGTCCTTTGGTTTGGCAGAATGGCTGGAAACCAAAAAGTTTGGGAACACTTCCGAGCAATAAACAAACCTGTAATAGTATTAGAAGTAGGCGGAATTAAAAGAGGCACTACATGGAAAGTAGGCATCAATGGTATTAACAGCGATGCTAACTTTGGTGCTAAAGGTAATGACAGTACTAGAGCAGACTTACTAGGACTTGAAGCAAAGCGTTGGACTAATGATGGTCAACATATTCTTGTATGTGGACAACATGATAAAAGTTTACAATGGCAAAACATGCCACGCATGAGTAATTGGTTTCTAAACACTCATGATGAAATACGCAAACACACAGACCGCCCTATAGTATTTAGACCCCACCCAAGATGCAGATTAGATCAAATTGAACGTGGACTTAGACATGTGTATAGACAAGAGCCTAAACATATTGATAATACCTACGATGACTTTGATATGGATTTTACTAACGTATGGGCTACTGTAAGCTACAGTAGTAATCCTGGTATACACAGTATACTAGCAGGTGTTCCAGCGTTTGTAGGTACCAGCTCGTTAGCGTATGACGTCGGTAACGACATAGACTTCTTCCACGATATAGAAGCACCACTACAACCAGACAGGCGACTATGGTTGAATGACTACGCATATACAGAATGGACTTTGGATGAAATAGCCCAAGGTTTACCATTAAAACGCTTGACATCTGAACTATAATCTAGTATAATACATACATGCTTAGAAAAGAACCAATCGATATTAATGACCTTACCGTTGAAGACTGCTTAGAATTAGTTGCTGGCATCAGTAACTTTAAGTTTAGTCGTAACAAAGAGTTAGCAGACTTGCACTCGTTTACGTTACATGAAGACAACCATAAGATTATGTTTAGTATTGCTAAACAATGTTTTAGAGGTACTGCACTTACAACTAAGCAACACGAGCTTGTTAAAAAGCTATTAGTAGAGTACTACACACCACAGTTTACAAAGCATAACATTGAACTTAAGAACCATTTAGATAACTTAAGAACTCCGTTAAGAAACTTAGATAGCTCACATTGGGTTAAGATACAAAAGATTGGTTACAAGGGCGTAGAAGAGAATATGCTCGTTATTAGATTCCCATTTAACAAAAAAGTTATTACTAGATTAGAAGAATTAAAAAACAACAATGACAAAGATTACTTCTACGAAAAACACAAGCACTTCTTTCCACTAACTGAAAAATACATTTGGAAAGTAGTAAACATTGTAAAGAAGTTTCAAAACAAATTTGACATTGACGAACGAGTACAGGAAGTATACGACCAACTAGCACATATGAATTCTCATAGCTACGAATACTTGCCTGGCGTAAAAGATTATAAATTTATTAACTATGTTGACCACGGTGTTGATGTATGTATACAAGATTTAGGAGAACCAAATGATAGCAACCTCTACAAATATTTTGATAGAAAAGGCATGTATGGTCTTGAGTATTTTAATGACATACATGTAACTGAAAGTTTTAGATCTAACAACTGTAGTACACTAACAACTAAGATTGCTAACAGAAGTAACACACAATTAAACATTAAAGATACAGATTGGACTGTTGATAATTTAGCAACAGCATTAATTGAGTTGGATAGATTTCCATTGTTAGTTGTACTTGATACACATACATGTATGGATAAGATAGTTGAATACCATAATAAGTTTTTGAACTTTATCCCTGCTAACGAAATGAGTGTTATGTTTAGATTGGACAATAAAGAACTAGAACATGGAAAGGAATTTAACCAATTCATCCATGACAAGGGATTAAATAATTATGTTGACAAAAACACTAAAGTAGTGTATATTAGTAATAATAAAGTTCCTAAGCCATTGTTTAAAAGTGAATGGATGCCAATAGCATCGTTGTGTTTAACAAGGCAACCAATGAACTATATTAGTGAATATATAAACGGAATTGATTTAATAATGTCCTATGATGCGGGGTCGTTAGTATCGAGTCCACACAGTAGATGGCAAGTTAAAGTAGAGAATATATGACAAGTTGTAGAATAGTAATACAAGATGAAGTAAACGTAAAAGTTGAAAACTTGCCTGTTGAGAATCGTAGAAAGATTGCTAACAAGCTAAAGTTTCAAGTTCCTTATGCACGTTACTTGCCACAATACAAACTAGGACGCTGGGACGGAAACGTTGCGTTCTTTGGTATTGGTGGTACAGGATATGTTAATCATTTAGATACTATTGTTAACAGTCTTGTAGAACAAGGTGTTGAGATATCTGAGATTGTAGACAACAGAGAGAAGCATGACTTGTCTTTTAATTCAATCACAGAGGACTATTGGAAGGACCAAGGTACAGTATGGCCAGAAGGACATATGATGGCTGGCGAACCTATTGTACTACGTGACTATCAAGTTGAAACAGTTAATAACTTTTTAAATAACCCACAAGCACTACAAGAAGTTGCAACTGGTGCAGGTAAAACTATTATTACTGCAACACTATCGCACCTAATGGAAAAGATTGGTCGGACGTTAGTTATTGTTCCTAACAAAAGTCTTGTTACACAAACAGAAGAAGATTATGTTAACTGCGGATTAGACGTAGGTGTTTACTTTGGTGATAGAAAAGAATTAGGCAAGACACATACTATTTGTACTTGGCAAAGTCTAAACATACTAGATAAGAAAAGTAAAAACTATGAGGACGTACTAACACTTGCAGAGTTTTTAGAAGGCGTACAAACAATTATTATTGACGAAGTACACCAAGCAAAAGCAGAAGTGCTTAAAAAATTACTTACACAAAATTTAAAACATGCACCTATACGTTGGGGACTAACTGGTACAGTACCTAAAGAACAGTTTGAGTTTCAAAGCATCTTAGCAAGTATAGGTCCAGTCATTGGTAACATTAGTGCAAAAGAATTACAAGACAAAGGCGTACTAGCTAACTGTCATGTTAACATTGTACAAATGATTGACATTAAAAGTTTTGCAGGTTACCCAGAGGAATTAAAGTTCCTAGTAACAGATGCAGATAGAATAAAATACATAGGCAAATTATTAAACAACGTAAAAGACTCAGGCAATACATTAATACTAGTTGATAGAATTAGTGCAGGTGAACTGCTACTAGAAGCAATACCAGATAGTGTTTTTATTAAAGGCGATGTCAAATTAAAAGACAGAAAGGAACAATACGATGAAGTCAAAGAAGCAAGTAATAAAGTTATTATTGCTACTTACGGAGTTGCCGCTGTTGGTATTAATATCCCTCGCATTTTTAACTTGGTTCTTATTGAACCTGGTAAAAGTTTTGTTAGGGTGATTCAAAGTATTGGTAGAGGCGTAAGAAAAGCAGAAGACAAAGACTTTGTGCAAATTTGGGATATAACTAGCACATGTAAGTATGCAAAAAGGCATTTAACATCAAGAAAGAAGTTTTACAAAGAAGCACAGTATCCATTTACGATTGAGAAAGTGGATTGGAATTAATATGAAAACAGAGGACTATAAATGAGGATATTAACATTAGACAACAAATGTTACAAGCTCGAACACCTTCCGGATGAATTAACAGATGACATTAGATTTTCAGTATTGGATAATAGTAATCCAAAAGAGCCTGACTTCTTTTATATTCCTTTGATTTTTTTAGAATCGTTTAACTCACCAGCAATGGTAATGGAGATTGGCGGACATGAAATTACTATGCCCATTGATTGGCATTTAGCAGTAGGCGACAGTGGTGGCGCAGGAGATATTGAAGTATTACCATTAACAAGTTTAAACGATAGAGGCTTTGAAGCTTTCTTGTTTAATCCGTTAACGAGTAGTATGATGAATTGGGGTGAAGTAAAGATTACTAATTTTTACAATGATGTAAAATGGTATTTCCCTAAAATGAAAAATGGACAACTATTAGGTGTACCTTTAACTGACGGTGACAATCCGCAATGTGCGTGGTTCGTTAAAGACATTAGTAGACAAAGTGAAGTTATTGATTATGGGATTCTTATCTAAAAGTATAACAGTAGACGTATATACAAATCAAAAATACGCTTACGATCAATGTAAGCCGCAGTTGGCAAAGAAGTATATACCTGAGTGGTGGAAAAGTTTACCAGCAAGTAGACCCACACACCAAGAGTACTATGACGACTTACCAATAAGTTCAATGAAACAATGTCCTGCTATTAATGATATATTAAAGGCAGGTATCATTTTTCCTAGTTGGTGTGAGTTACATATGCGAATAGACGATCACGGGCGTAAAGAAGTAAGAGTCTTTCCTGAAGATGTTGCATTGTTGCCACATGACGAACGTGACTTTGATTTTCATAAACCAAACTTAGCACATATTAAAGTTGGATCACCTTGGTTCATTAAAGAAACTACAGGTGTAAAATGGGTATGGATGAAACCAGACTGGCATGTAAAGAATCCGGTAGCATATTGGTCAGTTCCAGGTATTATAGAGTACAAACATCAACATGGTGCTTTGAATAACATTATGGTTCCATGGGGTAGCAGTATTAAGATTGAAGTTGGTGACCCTTGGTTACAACTAGTACCACTGAGTGACAAACCAATAAAACTTAACGTTCACTTAGTAGGCGCAGATGAAATGAATAAATTAAATACAGTTAATATCTCCTCCGTTGGGAGTTACATGAAGTCGATACGCAATATGGCTAAGCAAAGGAAATTAGATGAAAACAATTAGTGAAGAATACGCTCGTCAGTTAGCACAACTACATAGCGAGAAAGCATCTTTCGGTGACGCTAAAGGATTAAAAGCAATCGAAAAATGGATTAAACAATTTAAGCCTGAGTCTATTTTAGATTACGGTTGTGGTAAAGGTGGCGTTGTATTAGCACTAAAAGATGCTTATCCAGACATTAATGCAATTGGTTGGGATCCAGGGATGCCAGACTTTAATATTCCTGATAACAAGAAGCCTGCTGATATGCTTATTAGCACAGACGTACTAGAACACATTGAACCTTTCTTTTTAGAAGATGTGTTACGAGATATTTACGAACTGTTTAACAAAAATGCATTCCTTATTATTGCTACTAGCCCAGCTAAAAAATTCTTACCAGACGGACGTAATGCACATTTAATTGTAGAGAATCCAGGTTGGTGGAAAGAGAAAATTGAAAAATGTATGCCAGGCGTAAAGATTGTTCATCACGAGTTCTTTGAAAAAACAAGAACAGATAAACGTGGCGGTGTACACGAGAACAACAAATATATTGTAGTCCTGGAGAAATAAATGAGCTTTACTAACTTAATTACAGAAGCTATTGATTCAGTTTACGATGACATCAAAGCAAACAAGACACCTACTGTATGTGAGATGGGCAACCAACGTTTAAAGAATAACAAGTCACGTTCTAAGATTTTTAATGCACGTGGTATTCATACACATGCTAACACTACTAAAGAATACTTTCAAGCATTAGGCTTTGGAAGGTATCTTGCTATTGATGTTAACACAGAGAAAGATGCTGTTGCAATGGATCTTAATTTAGATTGTAAACAAGCATATAACTTTACTGAACAGTTTGACCTAGTAACTAATAATGGTACAGGCGAACACGTATTCAATCAGTATACAGTATTTAAAAATATACACGATATGACTAAGGTTGGTGGATATATGATCCACGTACTTCCTTTTTATCGTTGGGTTGATCACGGCTTTTATAGCTTCCATCCTAATTTGTTTTTCTGTCTAGCACACCAAAATGATTATGAGATGCATGGTGTATGGATTGGTACTAGTGATGGACATCACATTGAAAAGTTAGGAAATAAACTATCACGTGACAAAGGTTACAGAGGTAAGTTTGAATTAGACAAGTGGGAAAGAGATCCTATGGTCGTTGCTATTATGAAGCGTAAGACTGATGCTGAGTTTGAAATGCCACAGCAACATTTATATGCAGGTGATAATATTTCAAGTGATGAGATAGCGAACCGTTACAAATGAACCAGTATAGTATCCTCCAAAACTTTAAGCCAGAAGACTTAAGGTTGAGCCCGTTTCCATACATAGTTATTGACGAAGTCCTACCATGGGACTTGTATAATAAACTAGAAGCAGAATACCCAGAACAGTACATGACCAAAGGCGAAACACATGGCTTTGGTACTGCACGTTACATTGATCATGACTTTGATACTTACGCAACAGTAAGTCAAACATGGCAAGAGTTTGCCGCATACGCAACTAGTAGAGAATTTAAGAATGAAGTAATAAGAGCATTTCGCACAGGACTTGAACAACACTATCCACCAGGATCGTTTTGTCCAGAAGGATTATATACCAAGTATATGCGTAGTGATGTTGCTCCACGTAGAGCTCCTAAGAGCGGATCAATTAGAATGGAGATGCAGTTTGTATTAAATGCAATAGACAATATACAAATTAGAACTCCGCATGTTGATCAATCAAAAGAATTGTTTGCAGGTTTGCTTTATATGAAGAAGCCAGAGGACACAGGTACTGATGGTGGATTAAATGTATATAAAAATACAGCAGGTAAACAGTGGCGCAGAGTAACAGGTCGAGAAGCAGTTGCAGATGATATTGAAGTTGTAGAACGTGTTCCATACAAAGCAAACACTATGGTTATGTTTTTAAACACAGTAGATAGTTTACACGGAGTTGAACCTCGTGACAATCCAAATACTATTAGACGTTACGTTAATATAGACGGACACGTACAAGAAAAATTATTTAAGTTCGTTGATTAGGAGATGATAATGAAAGCAGGAAAAGTTTGGGGACAAACTGAATTAATACATGCAAACGGTGTACTAGAGTTTCATCGCATTGAATATAAAGCAGGATTCAAATGTAGTGAACATGCACACGAATATAAATGGAACGGATTCTTTGTTGAATCGGGCAAGATGATTGTTCGAGTTTGGCAAGATGATCAAGGACTAGTTGATGAAACTATTCTTGAAGCAGGAGACTTTACGCAAGTGAAGCCCGGCAAAATTCACCAGTTCGAAGGTTTAGAAGATGGAGTCGCTTTTGAATTGTACTGGGCTGAATTTAATCACGATGATATCGTGAGAAGAACAAGCGGCTCGAGCGTAACAGAACAAAGAAAAAGGAAATAATTATGTTCAAAAACATTGACAAGATGATGATGATGAAACTTGCATTACTGCATGTTGTTGTCATTACAATTTCAAATGCTTTGGTTTCTATCCCGGTAGAGATCGCAGGCATTAAACTAACATGGGCGGCGTTTACATTTCCGCTTGTGGTATTAGCAACTGACTTGACCGTTAGAATGCTAGGCAAAGGTATTGCAAGAGCAACTATTGCGGCGGCATATCCATTTGCAATTATTGGATCAATCTGCGTAGTATTAGCAGAAGGTGCACCAGAAAGCGTAGCAATGCGTATTGGTTTTGCAAGTGCAACTGCATATGCCGTAGGTACATTCTTAGACGTGTATGTGTTCCAATACTTTAGAGAGCAATGGTCAAAACAGTGGTGGATTGCTCCAGCACTATCAACAATCGTTGCAAACATCATCGACACATATACATTCTTTGCAGTAGCGTTCAACAATAGTGCAGACGAATATATGGCGGCGAACTGGGTAGAGATTGCCGGTTCACAAGTTGTAATTAAAATTGCAGTAGGTTTAATTGTATTCCTACCAGCATACGGAGTATTACTAAGATACTTGAAAACAAGACTAGCCGATACAGAACAAGGCTAAAAACACAAATAAATAATAGACCGGGCTCAGGTTCGGTCTATTATAATTAAGGAGATAAGATATGGGAATGTGGGATTCAATTAAAAAGACAACAAAAAGAATTACTAGATCAATTATGCCTAACCCTAGTGAGGTTGGTGAGATTATAGCGGCAGAACAAAAAGCCGAAAAAGCAGTTAAAAAAACAGTTGGTGGAAAAGGTACAGTAAAGCCTAAGGCTAAGCCTAAAGCACCAAAACCAGTAACAAAGAAGAAGGCGCCAGCTAAACCAAAAGCAAAAAAGCCAGCTACTAAGAAGCCAGCTAAGAAGCCTGCTAAGAAGAAATAACTCGTGGGAAGTTTACTTCCACAGGAGCCATTGATATACGAGCGAGCCGACGGTATTGTGTTCGCTCGATATCGTGACCCTCCACACAACAAGATACCTCGTTGGATTGTTGGTGGTGATGCAAACGCAATCAAAAAACTTGAAGGGCGATTAGACTTTGAAGAATATTTGAAAATGGTTGATTGTGCCAAAACAAACTATACGCTTAAAAAACAACTTGACAAAGCTCTCGTAATATGGTATACTATACGTAATGAAACAGAAAAAGAAACTTCCGCTAAATGAGATCTTTATGGCTTTGGATATGGATGCCAAAGGTGCGTATAAAGAATGGTCAGAAGAAGAGCGAAAAGAATTAAACTTTTGGTTGCTTAACCGTTACGCAAGTAGTGTAGGCGGATCGCAAGACGCAAAAGAATGGGCAGTCATTGCCACTAATGAATATTATAATAAGAATTGGAATGTGTTAGGAACAAGACATCCGCAACTACAATGGCAACTGTTGTGTGCAACACATAACGCAACACGTAAAAGCAGACACCATCAGTGGTTAGGTATGAAACAAAAAGGCTCTGATAACAAGGCAGTCAAGTTTCTTAAAGACATGTTCCCCGAAATGAAATTAGATGAGGTAGAATTACTTGCTAGAATATCTACAACAAAGGAACTTAAAGAACTCGCCGAACAACACGGGATGGATAAAAAAGATGTCAAAGTCTAAAGAAGGATTTGAATGTCCATACTGTAAAGTTTCGTACACTAGAGAAAAAACTCTTATGGTACATATGTGCGAGAAGAAACGTAGAGCTTTACAAAAAGATGAGAAACGTGTGCAACTAGGATACTTAACATTCAATAGATTTTATAAACTATGTCAACGCTTTGATGGTGTTAAGACATATGAACAGTTTTGTAATAGCCCTTACTACAATGCATTTGTTAAGTTTGGTAGCTTTGTTAGTAACGTAAGACCGTTATATCCAGAGAAGTATATTGACTATGTAGTTACAAGCGGAGTTAAACTAGACCATTGGTGTAGAGAAGAATTGTATGAAAAGTATGCACTAGAACTTATACGTAAGGAAGGTGTTGAAACTGCTCTTGAACGTAGTGTTAAAAACATGATGGAATGGGGAGATGAGAAAGAAGCAAGGTGGCAAGATTACTTTAACTATGCAAGTCTTAACAGAGTATGTCAAGATATAGTTGATGGTAAAATAAGCCCGTGGTTAATATTAAACTGCAAGTCAGGCAAGGAAATGATGAGCAAGTTTAATGACGAGCAACTACAGATTGTGTATGCGATAATGGACCCGGGCCATTGGAGTACACGATTCAAACGTAGTGGCTCGGATATAGAATTAGTAAAAGAAATAGTAAAGAAGGCAGGACTATAATGCCAGATATTGACATTGACTTTGCAGATAGAAAGAAAATACTTGAGAAGCTAAAGCATCGAGTTGCAAAGTTAGGTACAGGCAAAAAACATAATACAGGAATCTACGCAACAGAGATTCCACATAACCCTATTGATTTATTGAGTACAATAGATCATGACACAGCAGAGGACCGAGGATACTTTAAACTAGACTTCCTCAATGTTTCTATTTACACTGAGGTAGAGAACGAAGCACACCTAAACGCACTAATGGAAAAGGAACCCTTATGGCAACTTCTGGAACACGAAGACTTCAGCGAAAAAGTCTTTCATCTAAACGGGCACAGCGAACTATTAAAAGTCTTGAAGCCCAGCTCGGTATTAGAGTTGGCGGCGACAGTAGCGATAATACGCCCAGCAAAAAGACATCTAGCGAACAAGACATGGAACGAGATACACGAACAAGTTTGGGTAAAACCGACTGATGGTGCTTACTTCTTTAAGAAGGCACACGCAGTAGCATACGCACATGCTATTGTTGTTCACATGAACTTATTGTGCGAACAACTAAAAAAGGACAGCGTATGACTATTGACGTAACTTTCTTCACTCCTCACGAAGAACTAAAAGAAGCAATGCCACCTGTGCCAGCATCTAAGTTTTGGCCTGAATGGTTTAAGAAACAACATGGTGCAAAGAATATGGTACCAGGTTCTGAAAAGAACGGTATGGCTCCCGACGGTAGTCATCAAGATGGATATCAAACAGTTAAGAGTTGTCCAGCAGTACTTGATGTATTAAACATGGGGTATGTTATTCCACTATGGAGTGACTATAAAGTTAAACGTGTTGAGAAGAGTGAACATTGTCCGCAAGGTCTTGTATGGCGTATGCCTGCCGGAATGGGAAGTAGTATGTTTGGTGCGGCAACACACCCACATGAACAGGTATCTGCTTATCCTTTTCCACCTGATACGTTTGAAGGAACATTTAAATTAATTAATCCTTGGAGTGTAAAAACTCCTTCAGGGTATAGTTGTTATGTGTGTGCGCCACACTATAACAAGCACGGTAACATAGAAGTGTTAGATGGAGTTATTGATACAGATATCTATCATGAGATGCACGTTAATACTTGGTTTACTGCTCCTATTGATGAAGAAGTATTATTACCAATGGGTATGCCTATTGTACAGATAATTCCGTTTAAACGTGAAGAATTTCAAATGGATATTCAAGTTGGCGACCACAGAAGTATGCGTAACAAAGTTACACAGTTCATTCACAACGTCACGTTTAAAGCACAAAACTATAGATCAAACGACGGAAGTCCAGCTAAATTAAGTCCTAAAAGGTACAAATAGGTTACTTGGGTTTGCGTACTAGTTGTACGCTTTTACGCTTTACTCTCTTAACTGCTAAGTTACCTAAGTTAACAACAGGACCTACAGTTACTTTAACATCCTTAGTATTCATTGTCATTAGACAATGTCTAAATGCCGGGAACTCTTTCGGTAGAAAGATACTGATCGGAATAGTTCGATTACTTTCAAACCACCACGCTTCGCCTAGATCTAGAAATGCTTGTCTAGACTCATCTGATGATAGATCAGTATAAACATACATGCTTGTGACATAGTTATCTTGATTATTTATAATGCCCACGTATTCATTACCGCCGTATTGCACGATACTAAGGAAGGGGAATTTTGTTTCGATATCTTTAAGTAGCATTGATTCTCTTTTTAAATAAATATGTATATGTCGCAATTAACATACAGATATTTAGCAAGTAACCAAGTTGGCCTCATTGCGGATTTGGCTAATAACATAACGGAGTATAGACCAGTGTACCAGAGAACCATACAACTATATCGAGGGATAGACAATACGATATCTTTCGAGATAAAGAATTCAGATCATAAACCAGTAAGCATACTTAATACTTACACACCCAAGCTAATGGCGTTCGACGAAAACAATGTATTAATTCTAGAGAAGACTGGTACCATCCTAGAAACAAGTACACCGTCAAAAAAGGGACAGTTTAAAATTGAGATTACTGCTAACGAATTGCTAGATGTTAAACAACAATATGTAAGTTACAATGTGTTCTTAACTAAGGACAGCGACAATACTAATGTATTAACGTATGCTAACAGTCACTTTGGTGTTAAAGGTACTATGATGATTAGTTCAGAAGCGTTCCCAGGACCAAGTGCAACATACAGTATTAATACATTTACTGAAGTTGCGGCAAGCACAGGAAACTATACTAGTGAAACAATTACTGCTGAAGCGGCACGTAACGGCAATTCAGCGTTACATACAGCGGCACTTTACTCAACAGACTTTACAGGCGATGTGGAAATACAAGGCACATTAGATAACCAAGTTACTAACGGAACACCATGGGGTACTGTTGCAACTGTAAGTTTGGCAAACGAAACACAACCAAAATATGTAAACTTTAATGGAGTTTACTCACACTTAAGAATAGCATACACTACTCCGGGATCGGGTACATTGGACAAAGTCTTAGTAAGAAACTAGTTGACTTTTACCTAGTCTTATAGTATAATAGTACTATGAGCGGAATCGTACACGAAACTATATTAGCACATTTGCCTGCGAAGCGTAAAACTACACCAAGTGGTTGGACTAGCTTCAATGCTCCCTGTTGTGTACACAATGGTACAGGTGCTGATACTAGACAACGTGGTGGACTAATCCAAAATGCAGAAGAAGGTGTAAGCTATCATTGTTTCAATTGTGGCTACACAGCAAGTTGGAACAAAGGCAGACGTATTACATATAAGATGAAAAAGTTCTTACAATGGATTAACGTTAGCGATGATGCTATTAATAAACTATCCCTAGCAGTATTACAATATGAATCTGACGAACTAGCAAATACAATAACACGTATGCCTGAGTTTAAGACAGTAGAACTGCCAGAAGGTGCAAAGCCAATAAGCGAATATACTGATACTACTGACGCTCATTTAATTAAAGTATTAGAGTATATGAAGTCAAGACAGTTGTACTTAGAAGACTACAACTTTTATTGGACACCTAAGATTGGATACAGAGATAGATTAATAGTTCCGTTTTACTTCAACAATCAAATAGTAGGATACACAGCAAGGAAAGTTACTGAAGGTGCTCCAAAGTACATGAGTGAACAACAACCTGGCTATGTGTTTAATATGGATCAACAAGACTATCGTAGACAGTTTGCTATTGTAGTAGAAGGTCCTATGGATGCTATTGGTATAGAAGGTTTAGCACTACTGGGTAGCGAAGTCAAAGATCAACAGCACCTACTCATCAAGTCGTTAAATAAGCAAGTAATACTAGTTCCAGACAGAGATGAAGCAGGACATAAACTAATTGAACAAGCAATAGAATTTGGTTGGAGTGTTAGTATGCCGGACTGGGATGAAGATGTTAATGACGTGAATGATGCAATTACTAAGTATGGAAGGATATACACACTACATCAAATTGTAACACATGCAGAAAGCTCATCGCTGAAAATTAAATTAAGGAGCAAGAAATGGTTTGGTTAAAGAACTTAATAATGTCACCAATTAAATGGTTTAAGAAGTGGCAGAAGAATAGAAAATTTAAACAGAGGATTAAGGAACTTCAAAAGAAAGATCCTTTCATTTACAAATAATGATAGAACGCGAGTACGAATTAATTAGGCCTTTTGGACCGACTATCTATCGTAGCACATTGAATGAAGAAACAATGAAGCTACTAAAAGATTGTGCCGTTACAACACGTGAAGCAAATCAAAACGTAGGTAACGACTTAGCTGGTAACATTGAATCACAGTTACAGGCAGTAATGACTAACGACCAACAACAAGAGTTTATGAAACAAGTAAGCACACACTTAGCTACGTACTTGCAACAAGACTGGGATAGACGACAAGAACATATGTTGAATCCTTCAACAGACAATCCAGACTTTAAAAATATGTCGTACAGTCTAAACACAGGCCCTTGGATTAATTATCAACAAGCAAATGAATTTAATCCTATGCACAGTCATGCAGGAATGATTAGTGCAGTATTGTATATTGATGTGCCAGAAGTAATTGCAAAAGAAGCACAGGACGACTTGCAAAGTAATATGCGTTGTCCAGGACAACTAGAATTCTTATATGGTTCCGACGTGTTAGGAGTTAACGGAACCCATAAAGTAATACCCAAGACAGGAGATATATTATTGTTTCATGCAGGTTTGAAGCATAGTGTATATCCATACAAAAGTAATGTTGAACGAGTAAGCATGAGCTTTAACGTGTGGAGCGTTGAGCCAACTATTAATAACGAAGGAGTAGAATAGATGTTAGTCCCAATGGTAGTAGAATCTACAAGCAAAGGCGAAAGAGCATACGACATTTACAGTCGTCTATTAAAAGATAGAATTGTAATGTTGAATGGTCCAGTAGACGATCATAGTGCAAACGTTGTAGTAGCACAGATGCTTTTCTTAGAAAGTCAAGCACCAGAGAAAACAATTAACTTTTACATTAACAGCCCAGGCGGTGTTATTACAAGCGGTATGAGTATATACGATACTATGCAGTTTATTAAATGTGATGTAAGTACAATCGTATTAGGCCAAGCATGTAGCATGGGTTCATTCCTTGCACAAGCAGGTACGCCAGGCAAACGTATACTATTGCCAAACAGTCGTACAATGATTCATCAACCAAGTGGTGGTGCAAGAGGTATGGCAAGTGATATTGAAATTACATACAAAGAGATTCAATACTTAAAAGACAAGCTAACTGACTTGTATGTTAAACATAACTCAGCAGGTAAGACACGAGCAGACTTTATGAAAGACATGGATCGTGATTACTTTATGAGTGCAGAGCAGGCAGTTGAATACGGACTTGCTGATAAGATCTCGGAGCATAGATAATGATAACTTGGGGTATGGTTGGTAACAGCCACGATGCTAGTTTAGCAGTCTTTGAAACAAAGATTGCAGGTATTTCTAGTAACGTAAAAACTAAACTACTGTGGGCTAGTCTTGCAAAAGATTTTAGTGATGTGCCAGGCGACCCCAAGCATAGCGATAAACAAATTGCTATGGCACGTGAACTGTATGGAGAGCCAGAAGAAATAGTTTGGTATGAGTTACCTTTCCTTAAATCATTAAGACAATGGAGAGCAGGACAAGGTACAATACGTCAAGTGTTGAAAGAGAACAATATACATTTATACTTGAAGCAATGGGACTTGCACAATGTAAAGTTAAAGTTCGCTAAACATCATACTAGTCATGCCGCATACGGATACTACACACAAGACAAACCTAATGCAACTATAATGTGTTTAGATAGTATTGGTGAGTTTGAAACGTTTACTATTTGGCATGCTGGTGAAAAGGATCGTAAACTTAGAAAGATATACTCGCAAGGTTATCCACACAGTATTGGTTTGTTCTATAGTGCAATGACACAACGTATGGGTCTAGTAGCTAATAGAGATGAGTATCTAGTATCGCAAATGGCTAACAAGATTGATACATCAGAGAACTTACACTTAGTTAATGATGTACTTGAAACGTTCATACAAGGGCCCTTAGACGGTCGTACACCGGGTGTAAAGTTTAAACATAACCTACATAAGGGTGCTAACTGGTATAAGCCTGATTTAACTACAGAGCATGACATGGATCGACTTGCTAATGCAACACAGTTTGTATTTGAAATGATTATTGGTATGCAGAGTAAATGGTGTATAGACAATTTGGACAGTCGGGATTTAATCCTCACAGGCGGTTGTGCGTTAAATAGAGATGCAGTAAATAGAATTAGAACTAAATGGAACTCAATATATGTTCCACCCAATCCAGGTGATCCAGGCAGTTGCATTGGTGCAGTTCTTGCTTTGAACAAAAAGAAGATTGACTTTGATCCAACAATGTGGTATAATAGTAAGGCATAACAAAGGAACGACTACGTGAAACAAAACACTGACTACGGATTTGATATCCAAAAAACATACTTAGAGATTATGTTAAGTGATGCACAAACATTTGTGCGTTGCCAAGGTATCTTTGATCCAGAGAGTTTTGATCGTAACTTACAAGCAGGTGCAACATTTATTAGAGACTTTGTTGCAGAACACAACACACTTCCTACAGAACAAATTGTTAATAGTGCATGTCCAGGCACTAACTTAAAGATTCCAACAGGACTTAACGAACAACATTATGATTGGTTATTGAATGACTTTGAAACGTTTAGTAGACACAAAGCATTAGAGAAAGCAATCTTAACAAGTGCTGACTTGATTGAAAAAGGTGAGTATGGTCAATGTGAAAGTTTAGTTAAGGACGCAGTACAGATTGGACTACAAAAAGATTTAGGTATTGATTACTTTGCTGATCCTAAAGGCAGACTACTAGGACTAAAAGACAACAATGGACAAGTAAGCACAGGCTGGGAAGCACTAGATAAGAAACTGTTTGGTGGCTTTAACAAAGGTGAGCTTAATATATTTGCAGGTGGATCAGGTGCAGGTAAGTCGTTGTTCTTAGCTAACTTAGGAGTTAACTGGGCAACACAAGGTATGAACGTTGTGTACTTAACACTAGAGCTTAGTGAGTCATTGGTAGCAATGCGTATTGACAGTATGATGACTGAGATACCTAGCAGAGAAATATTTAAAGATCTTGATGGCGTTGAAATGAAAGTTAAGATGGCAGGCAAGAAGTCAGGTACATTACAAGTTAAGTATATGCCAAGTGGTAAGACAACTAATGATGTACGCAGTTACATTAAAGAGTATGAAGTTAAAACAGGACAAAAGGTAGACGTACTACTGATTGACTACTTGGACTTGTTGATGCCAATAGGACAAAAGATTAGTGCAGAGAACTTGTATGTTAAAGACAAGTATGTATCGGAAGAGCTACGTAACTTGGCAATGGAACTAGGTTGTATCTTTGTTACAGCATCGCAGTTGAACAGAGCTAGTGTTGAAGAAATAGAATTTGATCACTCGCACATCAGTGGTGGACTTAGTAAGATTCAAACAGCAGACAACGTGATAGGTATCTTTACAAGTAGAGCAATGCGTGAACGTGGTAGATATCAAATACAATTAATGAAGACTAGATCATCAAGTGGTGTAGGTGCTAAGATTGATCTTGAGTTTGACATTGATTGTTTGCGTATTAGAAACTTAGATGACGATGATGACGGCAGTGGTTATGGTGCGGCTCCACAGAGCAGTATTATGGACAGCCTAAAACGTAACACAAATGTTACTACAGACAAAGAACCAGACACAGTAAAAGAACCAAACGAAGGTGCTCCAATAGGCAAAGTAAGAGCTCAAACGGACAGTACTAAACTTAGAAGCTTCTTAGCCAATCTAGGTGATGACGATGAGTAGAAAGATTTACTTCTTTGGTGATAGCTTTACAGTAGACTACAAAACAGATTGGACTTGGACAAGACAACTTGCAGAGAAACTGCACGTTAGCGGTCTTGTTAACAACTCAGAACCAGGCACTAGTAACGACTGGATACTGATGAAGCTACGTGAGTTCATTCCACAGATGACACGAGATGACATAGTTGTAGTGTGTACTACAAGTTTATATCGCTATTGGTTCTTTAAAGACAACCCAGAGCTGTCAAACTATATGATTGGTAACTGGGCTAAGATGGCCAAAGAAGATATCGATCAAGATACTATTGATGCTGTACAAGGTTATGTAACACAGCTACAACGTGATGATATTGATCAGTTTCGTTTTGAAACACAGATAGCTTGGCTCAAAGGTTGTAGAGATACAATAGGATTTCAATTACTGTTGATACCCGGATTTGAAATGGGCATTGACTTTTCAGGTCTAGTTCGTGTACACGGGGACATGACCAACACAGTAAGCAACGGAGAGTTCCTTACTAAACAAGATGATGAGCAATGGTATCGCAAAGGTATTGACACACGCTACAATCATATGATCCGTGACAACCACGATGTAATGGCAGACAAGTGTTTGAACAGTATACTCACAGGCAATGACTTGGACTTGACTACAGGATTCAAACGCAACATACTACGTGGAGATGAAAGACTTACACACAAACAGGTAGGACCTAAACTAGTAGAACTAAGCAAACAACTATACGGGAATTAATAATGCAAGTAAATATTAAAGACATCGGTGGTGAAGTTGTAAAGGAAGACGATCGCTACACAGTCAAAGACAATACTGAACTGCGTAACCTAGCACTGAGCAGTACATTTCTTACAGCAGGTAAGAGTACTACAGGACATGCACACGTAGGACAAGAAGAAGTATACTTCTTTGTAGAAGGTAAAGGTGAAATGGAATTGATCTCAACCAACGGAGAACGCACAGTAGAACCTGTAACCAATGGAAGCGTAGTCTTGATCAAAGATGGTTACTTTCATCGTGTACACAACACAGGCGATCTAGGCCTATACTTTGTGTGCGTATTTGATGGGAGGAGAACACATTGACATGGGTTTTAGTTTTTATAGTACTGAGCCACGGTGAAGTACATGCAGAGTATATGAGTACACACGACACTATGACAGAGTGCTTTCAAGAAAGAGAACTACTAGCAAGTCAAACAGGAGGAGAGTATCCTGGACACTATGCTAAAGGTATGCAGGCTATATGCATACATACTGAATTGGTTCACGCAGAATAAAAAAAATTGATCAAAAAAATTTCCAGAAGTACTTGGTGTTTTTCACTTGAAGTTTAAATACTAGTATGCTTAGACTAAAAGGGTTCGGCTTTAAACACTACGGTGCTGAATGGCCTGAAGTAGAACAAGACGTTGAATGGCACTTCCAAGAAGCCACAAAGACCAACGGACATCCTGTACGCATTGAGTTTGTACATAGTGCCCTCACAGTTACAGCTAGTTTAGATCTACTACAGTGGATAGACGAAATGAAAGAACACTACGGTGCTACTGTAGAGCTGAGTCATTCACAAGACACTGAACTTCCCCCAAACACCCTAACAACAGACTATGATGTATATTTGGATCGTGTAGTCTTTTGGATAGCTACTAACCCTGAATGGTCAAGCCATGCACAGGTATATCAAGACATGCTACAAGAATTGGGTACAGGTGACATGCCCTCAATACAGTACATACGTGAGCAGTACGTAAAGAAAGCCAACTTCCCAGAGTATGCAGAGTGGTTCAAGTGTGTACGCAAAGCCGCGAAGCGGTAAAGCCATTTAGAGCCTTTAGGCGAAACGCGGTTTATTTTAAGCACGAAGTGTTTTACGCAAAATTTTTCAGCCAAGTATTTCCGTTTTAATCACAATGTAAATGTATATCGTGGCACAAAAACACCATGCATCTACGGTGTCTAGAGTGTGCCTAAATCCAGCCTAAATGGCTCTTAAATAGCAGTTAAGGTGTTTTAGGGTACACATACTGCTCTCGACGCGAACTCAGCGTATAACCGTGTCGTAGACGTGTTTAAACCTAGTGATCGTATAGGGTCTTAGTGTTGGCTGAAATGTACACAGGCTTGCAGTATGCAGTGATACGGTGCTCCGCTGGCACCTGGTGTTTGTTGCCATAATTGCC